TTCACCGCTTACTCCGGTATAATTATTGTTTTGTACAGTATTACCACGTTTCAATAATACTTTAGTTACGTTTACATTGGCTGTTGTCATGGTAATAATCCGCTGTCAATTACAACTTCGTTCAGTGCAGGTGCAGGTTCCGTTGTTGAATAATATGCGGCACGCACATCTAAATCCAGTGGAACTCCAAAGTTATCATCAATGTAGAGTGGACTTTCACTACTGTCGGCTGCTAACACTTTTTTTAGTGTCAGTTTATAAATTCTCTGGTCCAAGCTGTTAACCGTTGCAGTATCAACGATAACTGTTCCCTGTCCTTTGGTAATATCTGTAAAAGCAACTGCCAAACTATAGGCAGTGGTTTTATTAACTGGATCTTCTATATTCAATTGAACAGTATAACCGGTTAAATTTACTAGCTTCTGATCTTGGTTTTTAACAACAATTTGTAAGGGATTATCGATACCCTGATACACAGTTATTGGGCGACTGTACACGATTCTGTTCCTTGGTGAGAATACAGCAGGATCCTGAAATTGGACCTCAACTGTATTGGAATATAAATAACATTGAATTTGCATTATCTTGTATTTATGGACTAAATGGCCGAACACGACTACACAGAATTATTAAAAAAGTACCCTTTTCTTACTTTCCTGGTATATGGAGGTAACGATTACATCGGGGTCATTCAGAATCTGGATGAAGTTATTACCACCATCTACGACTACGGTGCACTGCGTACCGTGGAGCAAAAACAACAGTTCTTGGCGCTGGCAGATACCTGGTGGTGGGAAAGTAACAGGCTGATACCCATTAACGTGTTCTTAAAAGCAGAATGGACACCATTTAGAGCTGTGGTCAAAACCATGAACTCAAAAGATGTAGAAATTAAATTTGGGCCGCAAGTGAGCCTGAAAGAAATTGCTGCCAAACGCAGCAAACGCAGAAGTATTACTCTTGTTCGGAAGCTTGGCTAAGCAGGTTAATATTGACCACAACCAAATGGCTGTAAGAAATTGCATGTGCTTTTTTGAAGTAATAGCCATCGTCACCGGGCCGTTCCCACACCGTTGCAGCAACATCCTGCCACGATTTACCAATTAAATGCCGTTTAGCAGGACGTATTACAGCCAAGAACATGGCCAGTCTTGCAATACTGTTCACCGCCTCAGGCATTTGTATTAGAGTATCGTAGTGTGCGCCAATATGAATTAGTTTGGCAAAGAATTCCGGGTCATACAGTTTATCCCAGGTTGGTTCCGTGGACATCAGTTGCTGCAGGTGTTGTTCGCTCTTGACCTGCTGATATAACCCAACATTTAGTACGTCAACTTTGATGTAACCGTGTTGTTCTGCTGCTTCATAGTCCAAGCTGGATCTTCCGGTGAATGGATCTACAGGAATATGTGTAAAGTAAACTCCGGTATTGTGCCTGATGTTTTTGTCTTGCTTGATAATAGCGGCTGCAGTGTGCGTGAGCAACGCCAGGGCACTGTCTCTATTGGCTACATCTATGTCAACGTCTGAGGTAAATTTCATAGTCCTGCTGCCTTTAAAACGTGTTTACACCATTCTGCATCAGCCACGTAATCGCAAAATTTGTGATTCCAATGATCAGGATCAATCCAAGGCATAACCATAGCCAGATGCTCCGGACCAAGATTTCCAAGAAACTCGCGACCACTAGCACAATTAAAAACAACCCAAGGACTAATCCTACCGGTACAAATATGGTAACAAACACGATTAGCGTTACCGTACAAAAAGTAATGGCTAAAATCAGCAATGCCGCTAGTTCCAACATAATCTTGCATCTCCTGTAAAGCACGTTCCAGTGCATCTTGTGGTGATTCTTTTCTAAGATATTCTAGTAGCCACTCTTCGTAGAATGTATCTTTGCACCAGAAATCTATCTTTTTGTTGTTCTTCAGGAGCCATGTAGTAAAACTGTTGCTATTGATAGCCCTAACAGCAACCAGATGTCGGCCGTAACGAACGAAAGCATTATAATAAGGACTGTTGACAAAATCTTCATAACTTTTCAGCCGTGCGCTGCCCTGTGTGGTTTCGTAGAATTGTAAATAGGCTCTTAGTCCAAACTGAACTCCTGTTTCAGTTTCCTGTTGCCATCTGCGCTTGGGTTCGCAAAGATGCACACTGAGTGAACTTTCTTTGCGAAACTCCTTGTCGCAATAACGACATTTATAGCTCGGCTTTGATTCGCTTGTCATCCCACCCATGCTCCCGAGCCAGTTGTTTTAGTTCTGCTGTGCTGTTTATCTGTGCCAACAACTCAAGTTCATCTTGTTTGTACGCAGGATAAATTTGTCTAAGAAACTTCACTGCCTTGCTGTTGTTGCCATCACGTTTCTTTTGCTTGATCCAGTCGTGTCTGAACGTGCCCATTCCTGGACTCACTGTGGTAGCCGATAACCATTGCAGTTCTGGGTGGCGGCTGAGATCGAAGAAATGCTTGTTTAAGTTTTCGTTGCAACTCAGCAGGTAATAAGCCTGCAGGTCTGCGCTGCCTTGTACACTGCTGCTCCAGCGTATCATCAAGAACGTGCTGAATTTTTTGCGCTCTTCGTCAGTAAGCTCACGATAAAACTGCCGATTCTTGGTATCAAGCTGTTGTAGTTCATTGCTGATGTTTAGTTTATCGCTCATACTGGATGGTGTTGTACTGATTCATGTTGTCGACCTAGTTGGTATATAACTATAACACGATCCAGTGCATCTTGCAAGCCAGGATTATACCTGGCTGCTTGTCGAATGTCGTGCCATAATTGGTCTTGGAGAATTTGTTCTCGTGTACTTGAAGCGTCTCTACCTACTTCAAATCTGGTGTCTGGAGGATCACCCAGCTTTCTTGCATAAGTTACCCCATCGGCCTTTTCATAAATGTAAGTTGCTCCGGGTTCTAATTTACCAACATTTTCCATAATCTACTATCTCACTTTGTCTTGATATGTCTTTGACGAAATACGCACACAGAGGTTTTTCAGTTCCGGTTTCTAATGGTATTGCCAACAGTTGCCCGGGCTTGAGTTTGGGGAAATACCATTTGACGTCTTGATAGATATCCACAATTTCAATGGTGGCAAACTCGGGCCTGAAACTGCTGAGAGGATTAAAACAAAACACACTGAAACCTCTGTCGTTAATGCTGGTTAGCGGCACAACTTCTAGATCGCCTAGATCAGGTTCGCCAATCAACACATGCCAGTCCACCGGCATCTTGATCTGGTTGTTGCCAATCTTCAACACCAGTGCCGGACTGTTGAAACTTTCTAAAAAGATTAACGGAATGTAAAAATAATCTGGAGTTCTAGGATCGCTATTATCCAACACAGCAAAACGCAAATCTTCTACTTCATCAGGTATATCGTTTAGCTCGTAGGCTGTGTTTTCTAGCGTTAGGATTCTCATTTTAACTTTCTTGTTTGTTTCATCTTACTTCTGTTACTATGCCGTTAAAGTTTGTCACATATGTAGTGTCTGTTAATTCGCAGTCAGGCGCCATATAAATAAGCTTCATTGCATGTGGGTGCTATCAGGTATAGATTTATATAATTAAATATTGTACATCCTTGCTTATCAATGTATGCCAACAAATCTAGTACATATAGTTCTTCTTTTTAAAATTATCTACCGTAGACTATATATTTGTCTGGTCTATCATCAGACCAGGTGTCTGATAATAGATCAAGATTATTAGTTTTTGCTAGCCAGGCGCTATAAAGATAGTATTCTATTGTTTTACCTGTGCCCGGGTCTGGTCTATAGCTCTGCGTTAAATTATAACCTACTAGGTCTAAAATACTTACATCTGTTTTGTCTAAGTATTCTAGCATGTCATTTACAAGTTTTGTAATTAAAATAGCAGGTGTTTCTGGCCGCAGGGTGCGGTCTATATAATCCCATGGGTTTAAATCAAAAAATTTATATGCATTTATCCAATAAAACAAGTAGCTTACATCGTCGTCAAAATCTGGAACGTTATTTTTAAATTTGTCAAATCTGGACATCGCTCTGTTATCTTTGATCATTGCCAAGATATCATAAGATTCTATAAAATAATCTTTACTGCACAAATGTAGATAGTAATCAGTTGGTATAAGATTGGCGCAGGCTAGTGTTAACATTATTTGACTTACCCAGCCGTCGTAGTTATGCCTTGGTCCAAATCTGTTGTCAATTCTCAGTGGAGCTACCATTCTTGGAATTTCTTCCCAGTGATAGATTTTAACCAAGGGGTAATATGAAACTATTTTTTGCAATCGCTCTAAATAATTTATATCATCATTTAAAATAATGTAATGATAAAATTTTGTTACACTATATTTTTCAATTGATTCCAATAACCTAGGAATTAAATAAAAGTCTTGTTTGCACGTTACAGTTAAACCAGTAACTTGACTGTTACTCATTGTGTAAATCCTGCCATTTTAATAAAAACATTGTGAGTTCGGCCTGATTTTTAAAACTCAAATGTTTCCAGTTTACTTGCTTGCCGCATCCTGTTTGTTGACACCAAACAGCCAATTGACATATGTCTTGGTCAACTTGCACCCAGGTAATGCCGTTGCCTCTGTCTATTATTTTAAAACTCATTTCCATTCCACTTTCTCTATAGTAAAAGGATAGTTGGCCTCTCGATAAAACTGTTTGCGTTTGGTCAAGTGTCGTTTCGCAAACTTGCATGTACTGGTTATGTCCCAGATTTGCACATGGTCTTTGTCCTCCGCTTTGCGAATGCCACGCCCGATACTTTGTATGACCCTAACAAAACTCTTGCCAGGCTCAAGCAGCACAAGATTAAAAATACGGGGAATATTAATACCAACAGCCGCAACGCCGTAAGTGGCAATAATAATTTTGTTGGTGCTGGTGGCAATTTCGTCGTATTCATCTTTGCGATCTTTGGCCTTGGTTGATCCTGATACAAAAACCACATCGGGTTTGTCCTTTAATAAACTGAACAGTGTGCTCAGTTCCACCTGCAGCATCTTGCCTGTTTCAATCCTGTCAATCAGGATCAAGGTATTACCACCATCTTTGATGGCATCAACCAGCCCAGCAATGTGAGCAATGCGTTCTGCATTGGTAGTCAAGTATTTAAGCTCGCTTTGATAATCTTTGTAATCAGCATGGTCCACCAATTGCACAATGTTCACATGACAGTTGGCCAAATGGCCGGCATCTTGCAGTTCACTGGCACTTAGTTTACCCACAGTATCTCCAAGGCTGCAAAATATACTCATGTATTCAGACGGCTCTTTGGGTATAGTACCAGTCAAGCCCCAACGAATTGGAATATGCGCCATCACGCCAGTCAGCAGAGTCTTTAATGCATCTGCTTTGGCCATGTGTACCTCATCCACGATAACACACACTACCCCTTCAAGAAACTCTTGAATGGTGATCTCCGCTTCTGCGTTCTTGGTATTTTTTAACAGGATATTCAGACTCTGCCAGGTACAGATGGTATGAGTACGACCAAACTCTTTGCGATCGCCAAAATAAACACCCACATCCAGCTGCATGTTCACATAATCTTGTTCTGTTTGTGTAACTAGGCTTTTGTTGGGTACAATCACAATGCTTCTACCGTATGCACTGACTGCATCGCTCAATGCTGCAGTAATAACTGTTTTGCCGGCGCCGGTTGCAATTTCTTGTACACACTGTGGATTGGCAAAGAATCTGTTGATAATTTCAGGCTGATAGTCTCTGAGTTCCATGGGTTCACCGGCTTTGACATGACCCGGGGGCCATGCAATATGACTGTAGCTTTGCTCGTTGACTGCCGTGAACTCAAAAGTGGTACGATACTGTCTGGTATCTACTAACTGGCAGTCGTAACCGTGATCATCAAGATAAGGAAGAATCTCTGGCAGAAGGTTGATATATGTGCTGCCACCCAGCTGAAAGAAGCTGACCTTGCCGTCCCATCGACCCAATCGTACACTGGGCTGGTATCTAGCGCCTGGAATCTCAAATTTAAATTTGTTGACCAGGTTCTTGCGGGTAGTCAGGTCTAGACCTTCTATTTTTACATTGACTTCGTCGGAAATGATTATTTTGGCTTGCACTGTTATGCTCTTCGTTGTTGATTATTATATACATCTGCAGCAAAATAAACAACCTTTTTGGCACGTTGTAACAGCATGTTCTTTTCGCCACCGTGCATCATGCCCACCGAGCTCAATAACAAAGGAATAGGTTGCGTCCAATCAGATTTGAACTTGTTAAAAAACACAATTTTGTTGCCGTCGTTAACAGGTTCTTTTTTGTCATTGCCGACCCGATGCACCTGCTCGGGATTGAAATACTTAAGAACAAATTTTTCGTACAATCTATCACTCATGTCAGGTTCGTACACATATATGGGCCAACGGCCGGCAATGTTGGCGTAGGCAATGATATCTTCAAACACTGTTGCGTCCGGAGTTGGAGCAAATCTAGTTTCTTGAGCTGTCATTAAATTGAACACTCGCGGCGAATACTTGTCTATCAATTGTTGTTCAATTGTTGTGTCAACAGTGTAACCAAGTTCTGCAGACATATCAACCAATGAATCAACATTGCTGGAGTGAAATCCGCACCAGTTGTTGATGTAGTCCACCAAGGTATTGGCAGCATTGGTAATGCTGTACCCACAGTGTGTGGCCACCAGTTTAATTTCGTAAGGGTCTGATTCACAGGCCAAAATCAATTGTACCAGTTCTTCAAACTTGGGATCTATTTCAAAGTCGTTGTTTCTAGCAAATCCATTTGCAGCAATCACATTGGTTTCGGTCATGCCCAGTCGCCAAACTTTATCAGCACTGTTGTCAAATTGCCAGGTGCCTTGGCTAATTTTTGCCAGTTCTCTTATACTGTCAATCATTTTTACATCATACGGAAACCTTAAAGCAATAGAATCGCCGTCCACATACACTCGTCGAGTGCGATCAATTATCCTTATGCTCATACGATACTGCGGATTTTCTACTGGGCTGGTATCAATACCAAAGTTGGCCAGCTGCTTGCGATACTTGAGCACCAATTTGCATGCCAGTGCTGCTTGCTTGTCAGTCAGCGCACGGCCATCCATACTGGCCACACTCATGCTATGCACAATAGCAACATCGTACCGGGCCAGACTGATTATAGGTGGGGTATTTTCAAAGATGCCAAAAAGTTTTCCAGTAACCAAATCACGATCACCATTGATAACTTCTATGTAATCTTCTACGTAGGGGAATTTTTTTAGCATAAAGTAATTATAGCACATGTTGAATGCAAAGTCAAAAAAAAGCTCACCTAAGTGAGCTTTTTGAACCAATAGTAAAAGGAGCTAACAAAAACTTCCGGTTCTAAACTTATGCTGCTCGCATGCAAGTGGTACGAGCCATTTTCTCCCACGTGCCAGGAAAGCTCTTGTACAGTTGTGCAATCTTGATTGCCATGCGCAGGCTCATCTCGCGCAATGCATTCTTGTTCTTGTCCATGAACGCAATGATCTCGTCTTGCCCAATTTCTGTAATATCCATGTCTGCAAACAGGTCGCCGCTGGCAGCAATTTGTTTGATACGCAACAGTTTGTCACGCATGGTATCCAGAGTTAAATCAAGATAGTGACAGCGGCTTTGCAGTGCATCCAAGTGATCTTTGATCTTTTGGCTTTTCATCTGATCAAATTTGAGGTTGGTAATAAAGATCACACTACCCTTGAAACTGAAGCTGTTGGGAATGCCTTCGTCTTTGAGCGCACGACTTTCACTCAACCACGAAATTTTACGGCTCTTGCCTGAGTCTAGGGCACCTTTCAACAAGTTCAACGATACATCGTCAAACAAGATGGTGTCACAGTCATCAAACACCAGAACACAATTGCTGTCTGAATATTTGTATAATGCCATGTACAGGCCCAATGCAGTGGCACTACCTTTGACTACCTCGGCACGTAGACGCTTGCCTGCAATCTGATCAAACAAACAAGCCTTCTCAATTTCACGCTCAACGCCATAACTCTTGCCCACACCCGGAGGACCCGACACAATCATGGCACGGATGTCGCCGTTGGTGGCAGCCTTGGTCATTTCAGTCAACATTTCAAAACGTTCAGCGATCTCTGCCATGCGTTCGTCATCTGTTTGGACTGCAACTGCAGCCTGTGCGATCACCGCAGACACTGCTGCATCGCCTTCTGCCACAAACTCGTAGTCAGTAATGCCGTTGACCTTGATGCGGATGTCATCTGGGAATCCTGGGAACTGCTCGCCGTTCTTGACAGTGACATAGTTACCTTTGGCGGTACATTTAATTTGCTCAACCAATTGGAACACTTTGCCAGAAACGTCTGTGGTACGATATGCACCAGATTTGATGCGAATAAATGAAGTACTCATATACGGCTCCTTGTTTAACGATGTAAGTTTCTTTGTTATTATTATTCAAGTATTATAGCAAAATAGAGATTATTGGTCAACCGTTATGCAAATTCTAACTCTTGTGCTGGAAAGCGGATTGAACCTTCGTAGTCCAGTTGATCCCGCTCAAACTCAGTAAGATAGTCATCGGCTACAATATTCCAGTCAACAATGTACTCACGGTAGTACGAACTGTCTTGTTCAATCTTTTCACGCAAAGCCATAATAGCCATGGTTACATCTTTGCCTTTAAAATTCTTGACCACATAGTCGTTGCCGCCCTTGGCCTTCCAGTACTCAGGGCACTCGCCTGCACCGTCCCAGTCATGGGCGCCGTAGTTTTCGTAAACTTGAGTGGTGATTAATAATTTCATTGTGCTAACTCCTCTGCAGATGGAATATAAACATAATCCTCTTCGTCTTCAACATAGATCCAATAGCCCACGATTTTCTCCTTGTTAATTACTATACAGCTATTATAGCACGATGGTGATTATTGGTCAACCGGAGCAAACATTTTGGCACCGTGGTGCAGGAATTCTTTCAGTTCGCGGCGCACTTCACTGGGGTACAGTTCTTCACATTCTTTGATGAACATGATTGCATCCAGGGTGCCGTAGCTGGAGTAGCCCTTGCAAATGTAGTCAACTTCGGCCATTAAATTGTGATAGTTGCTCATTTGTTAATCCTTGTTAGTTACTATACAAACATTATAGCAAATGGGTGATTTTTGGTCTACCGTTTTTAGGCTGCTCGGAGCAGAAAAATGTTGCTTGTTTGCAAACTTGATTCAAGTTGGGCACGATCAAGGGCAAAAATCAGTGCTAAATCTTTAATTGCAAATTCAGCAACAATTTGGTTCTTGTATTCTACCCGATACAAAGTTGCAATTTTAGTAACTTTAGCACCCGTTAAGAACTCACCCATTTTGTGCCCCTTGTTAGTTACTATACAAACATTATAGCAAAATGGCTATTTTTGGGCTACCTTTTTATTTGTTAACTTTTCGGGGAAAACGCCAGATTATGCCAAGTTCAGGATGGCCCACATCGCCGCCTATTGCTAGTCTTGCGGCAGCTGGAGCCCGATAACTGTGGTAGTTGACGTAGTTGGCTATTCGAGCATCAGTGGTTCTAATCAGACATAATCCGTAATCGTTGGTCACTGTGTAAGTTGTGATTCCATATTCGTCCTGACTGATAAAGAGCATACCCTATTTATTGCACTAGCCAATTGTTCTGTGGGCACGTTGCTGTCATGATAGCCTTGTGTGACCATGTCCAGATAACCTGATGCTGGCGCAGCACGGTCCTGTTGGTCCACCATTTGGTATGTCATAGCAGACACTCGGTATTGATCAGTGTTTACCATCACTTGCAACTTGTGATAATAGTAAGGAAACCCTTCGAGCGCATCCAATGCTTTCACATGAGTTTGATCAATGTCCCACAGCACACCGTAACAGCGAGCGCCGGGCTTTTTTTCAATGTCGGCATGAGTTCTAAACTCAAATTGATAGTTGTTAATCCAGGCTGCACCCAAACACACTGCACCAGGGCAACGACGTGCCATTTGGTCTAGGTTTGTATTCATTCCGTAAGAGAAGTATTTCATAGAAAATAAGTATAATAGAATTGCTGCTTGTTGTCAACCAAGAGTCTGGTGCAATTTTGTCAAGTCTGCACAGGTGTACTTTTGGTAACTGTGAGTCAGGTGTGCGGGAAATGGTACAGTTTCAATCCGAGCATTATATTGTTCGGCTATTTCTTGTGCTACCGCCTGAAAACTTTTAACAGTACCTGTACCAATATTCCAAATACCACTTTCTTTGATATCTCGCCAAACAAAGGCAGTTTGAACATCAATTATTCTTTCTACTGGAACAAAGTCTCTTAGAAAGTTTTCGCTACCTTCAAAGACTCGAATAACACCAGTGGTCTGTGCTTGTAAGGAAAACTGATGATACGGACTGGCCTGCGATCCTTTGTGTGCTTCGTGGTCTCCGTAGACATTGAAATATCTGAATCCCTGGCATCGACGATGTGTGGGGTTTTGCTCCACATAATGTTCAAACAGATACTTGGACCATGCGTAAGGACTGCGCGGATCTACAGGACTGGTTTCCGTATATTCTGTGCCAAGACCGTACACACTAGCACTGCTGCTCCATTGCATGTCCACTTCGTACTGACGGCATTGTTCATACAACCAAACACTAAAGTCATAGTTTTGTTGCATGACTCGGGCTACATCTGTCTCAGTGGTGCTGCTGATAGCACCAAAGTGAAATACCCAGTCTAGTCCTTGTATCCTGGGCAGTTGATCTTTTTGCCACTCATAGGTAACAATGTCATGCTTGGTCTTACGCCAAAAGCGTTCGGCATGACTGCCTATGAAGCCTCTATTTCCTGTTATTAATATTTTCAATTGTTTTGGTAGTTGAGTAGTTTTGTACTAACGGGTAAAATTTAACATCTTTGCAGTGCTGTGCGCCCACAATGGGTTGGCCTTGGTAATCAGCTCCTTTGACCATGATGTCTGCACAATAAATTTTACAAATATGCTCCAACTCTTGAGCCGAATCAAACAACCAAACTGCATTAACGCATTTTAAATTGTCCAAGGCAAACTTTCGATCTTGCTGATTGTTGATTGGTCGATCAGTACCTTTTAACTCTTGTACCCTGCGATCACTGTCAATACATACCAACAAGTAAGTGCCTTGACTACGTGCAAAGTTAAGCATTTCAATATGCCCTCGATGCAGTATATCAAAGGTTCCGTTAACTATTACTCTTCTGACTGTCCCCGGGCTGTACACGATAATTGTCCTCTACTGAGTCTGGTGTTGATACTTCTATTATAGTACCTGCTTCTAAACAAATCAATTGGTGTGGAAATAATGGTGGGTTGTGCCAGGTATCTCCGGCAATTAAAATTTGACTGTCTTTGGATGCATCTTTGGTGTTGATCCAATGCACTTCAAACCGACCATTTAACACATGCCATGTTTCTTCTTTGGTGGCATGAAAGTGCATACTGAATCGAGCACCAGTATTAAAATTCATCATCTTTCCACAATACTTGTCGTTGGTGGCCCAAATAAGTTCATGCCCCCAACCTTTTTCTACATAGCCTTCAAGCCTTGTATGCATGATTAATCTCCATTACTGTTGGGCTGTACACACCAACATGTTGTATTGTAACACTTGCTGCACGAGTTGCAAAATTAATTGCCTTCAAAATATCTTTTGTTATCACATATTCGTAGGCCAAGGCTGATAAAAATGTATCGCCGGCACCACACACATCAAACGCCTCCACCTGTGGTGTACTAATCGCATGTTCTTTGTACTTTACACCTTTATGCCCTAGTGTAACAATAAGTTCCGTAGGGACTGATTTTGCTAGGCTACGTTCTAGTTCGTTAATTTTAACATAGCACCCTTCAAAACGAGCCAGGTTGGTTTTCTTGGTGTCAACAAAGATAGGACCAGCGTAATGCAATCGCAAGTCTTCTACACATTCGTAGGTGACTGATCCTTTGTTGTAATCGCTGATCACAACAGCATCATATTGGTCAAGACCGTGATGGTTTACATTGACCGGACGTGATTGCATGTCTTGATCTATACGTAATAGATGCTGTTTGCTTTTGCTGTCAATGATTCTGGTTTTAATGCAGGTTTTTATACCGTGTACAAACTCTACTTCGCAGCCCAACTTTAACAAATTTTCACGAACATTGGCCGCCATACCTGGCTTGGTCACAGTGTTTGCATAATTGATAATAGGCACAGGTGCCTCAGGACTGATCCGGTCCACTGTACCAAATTGATATTGATCTACTCCGTTATCTCCAATTAATAATATTTTCATTTAAAAGTATTGACAGTTGTCTCTTGGAAAATAACACTCATTATTTGCCAACGGTTTAATCTTGATTGTTTCTAATACAGAGCTTTTACCAAGTGCCATTGCAATGCTGTATGCAGCACTTTGGTTGCCCATAAAAAGATCTGCTCCAGCAATAATGTCAGCAAGTTTTTTAAAGTCATTGACTGGATAATATTGTACACGGAAGCCGGTACTTTTTTCAAAATCTTCATGTTCCTCATCGCTACCAACAAATATTCCATTTTGTGTAATATTTGCTTGTTCTAATAAATTTTGCCAGGACGCTGTTCCGTTAGGGCAACGATATCTAAAAGTACGATTAATTACCACACTGGCCATTTGCAAAGGATCTGCTTCTAGCCAAGTTTCATTATACACATCTGCAGTAAACGGCAAGTTAAAGGTTTTATAAAATGCTTCCACATAGTTGCCTTCAAATCCCCTAAACAGCACACCACGAAATTGATCTAAGTCAATGTCATGGATCCCTTTCCAAGGCATCACTTCTGTGATGTATGATTGTCGTCGCAGCAAAGGTTCAATCAAATTGAAATCTGTCACTGTGAATCGGCCCTTGTGCATGACGTCAACTTCGTCAGGTCTATATCCGTATTGTGCTACGCAAGTTTCAATATTGTTTAATGCAACTGCAAATGCACCCGCACCTAATTTTTTAACCACAGACAAGCTGTAAATTAAATCGCCAAATGTTCCTGAGTGTTTATATATCATGATGTTGTTTTAAAATTGTATTCCGAGTATATGCTACCTGTTTGTCCAGGCTCATTGCTATCAGTGCATCTTAATTTATGATCAGTGGCATGCGGGCAGCGTTTGTGGCCGCAAGTGACACACACAATCATTCTTGATGATGTTATTGGAAATCCATAGTCATTTCTAACCCCATCCAGGCATCGGTAACAATTTTTACAATTTTGATCTACAGTAGCTCTAATACGCACGTTGCAATCCTTGTTGGGTCAAAGTTATTACTACATCTAAAATCACCATGTTGACAAACAATTTGTCTAACAGGTCGTTGTTGTGTATCGTTGCATCCTACGCACTCAACGTTGGACAATATGGCTGTGGTATTGTAACCCATGACACGTTTTCTGTGTGGTAATATACGCTCGGGCAATAGGTGCGTGTGCAAGGAAACAATATGTGTATCACTGGCAGCAGCAATATGATACGGGCCACTGTCAATTCCCACAAAACATGTTGCGCGATCCATCAACAGTTTTTGCTGTTGTATGTTTAATTTTTCTCTAGCGTCAACAAACAATGGATGCGCCACTGAGCCATCCTGGGCACTGCCCACAGTGATAATTTTAAAGTCCGTGCGTGTGGTAAACAATTGTTCAAATACTGCGTACCAAGTGTCCCACGACATATTTTTTAATGCCCAATGCCATTGGCGAATATGAACAACAATAAATTTATCTAACGCATTGTCAAGACAAAAAGAGTCAACTGTGGCACGATCCTGATCACTTGGAAATAACTCTACTCTCTTATCCACTTCTGATGTATTAAAAAAGCGATAAAAATAGCTGTCCAAGTAATGATTAACAGGATTAAGTTCATAGGCATCATCAAGATTAACATAAAGATCATAAAGTTCTACCTTTGGTGTTGCATCTGTATGATATATGGCCCGAACATGTGGATTATTATCAAACACGTTGGGGTGCTCAGTAGCAATGTCAATCTCACACTTGTATTTCTTTTTGAGTTCGCGAACAACTCCAGTGGTCATGATAACATCACCTAGACTGGCACGTCTGCGAACCAATACCTGCATTGGTTTTTCAATATTCATGTTGTGGTCTTTATTTCTCTAACAGGATCATTTAAAATTTTTGCTATTGTGTTTTTGAGTACCGCTCTGGAATTGTTATAATCTCTTATTTCTAATGCTCGGCGGCCAACTTCTGCCAGATCTGTACCATCAATTCTACATTTTTTAAAATCATCTTCCAGTTCCCATATTTTGTTATGCAGCACCTTTAACGCTGTCAGTTCTGTTGTTATCAATTGGGTATCCAATAGATCAACCTGCGCTTGATAAAAATCAAGTTCGGCCTGATTGGCTCCTTGTGTTCTATTGTATTTTACTTGGGCAATGGTATATCTGTCAACCAATTCAATTACAGGAAAACTAAACATTAATTTTCTACCCTTACTTCAGGAAAATATCTTAAAAACACATAGGTACGGTTGCCCTGGGTTGACAATATTTTCTTTTTGATCTCATCAAAGAAATTCCAGGCCAGCGGAACAAACAAAATTTTCTGATTGCTTACCAGATCGTCAAGTTGGCTTGACCCTATAATGGGAATATGTCTGCCTGGACTATACTTGCCTTGTTTAATTGGGTTATCATCAATTATGTAATCAAGGTCAGTGTCAGCATAGTTCAACAATGTGTTGCCTTTTGCTGCTGCACCGTAGCCCACAATGCTGTATCCTTGTTCGCGAAACATTATAATTCTGGATGCAAACTCGCTGCCAATCTTGTGGGTGCGCGATCTCCAGCGATTGTACGAGTCCGCTTGCAACAAGTCAGATTCCATTGCAATAAGATTTTGAATATGATTGGGGCGGCCACGAGCTGCGCTGATCACAAACACATAACTGGTTCCGTGTATGGGCGTTTTTATTGCGTCAACCAAGTGCATGCCTGTACGCTTACACAATTCATTCATGCTGTTGATGTTATAGAAACTCACATGTTCATGATAGATAGTGTCAAACTCTCCGTTGCGAATCATGTCAGCCTGACTGGTCTGCACAAAAAACAAACTGTTGTCCTTCATCAACGGTTTAATTAAACCAAGATAGGTCACTGGATCAGGATTATGCGCAAAGCTGTTCTGTGCTACCAATATATCAAACTTGTTTGTGTCTAGTCGGTTGATGCTGGTCTGATCAAAGAATCCACAAACTACCTTGTGCCCTTTGGCCACGCTGGTACCATGTAAATTTTCTGCAGGGTCTATTCCATAGGTCAGATATCCATGCTGTTTATATGCATCCAGTTGACTGCCGTCGTTGCAGCCAATGTCCAGTACTGATCCAATCCAGTGTCCCGAATACTCCCTACTCCATTTGGCAAACCAATTCATATAATCCAGATATGTTTGGCTAGTTCCGCTCACATAGGCATAATCGCGATATATAATGTCAGGATCCACAATATGTGTGAGTTGTAAATGATTGCAGTAGGCGCAACGATTTACCGCTAGCGGATAGTACTGATCCAGTGGCACTGGTTCCGTGGTGTAAGTATTGGCCAAGGGTTGGTTGCCAAGATCCAACGTTAGTTCTAGATTAAGGCCACCACACGACACACAATGATCAAGTTTGGTTAAAGTTTGCATGATTAGTTTTTGATAGGTACACCATTTGGAGCAATACTTCCTTCAACTCCTAGCACAGGAATTTCTGTGACCAAGTGTGTGGGCAAGAATTTGTACAGCACATGTTCAATATCAGCATATCCGCCTTGACTCACACGTTGGCCTATATAACTTAGACTATCATTGTAGACCTGTATCACACGTTCAGTTTGATCAGCAGGCCACGACCACAGTCTGGCCATGTATTGCAATTCAATTCCGGTTACTTCAAAAGGAAATTGACTGGCATTTTTTGGTCCAATGATGATACGATCCGCATTGTGTTCATATACATCTAGATCAAACTCATCATTGAGTAAATAACGTCCGGACATTTTATGAACACGGTCATAACCCGCAAAGTCTCCATCGTCTTGGCACATACGCAATGTACGGCCAAAACACATGATCTCTGTGGAGTTTTTGACTACATCCCAGTTGGTACTTTGATAAATGGCCTGCACATCTGGATCCGGACCAAAGTCCATTAGTAAATCACAATTTTCTTCAATCAATGCACTCTGTGCATCAGTTAACGGAGTACCAGCACACTCCATGACAATAATTTTGCAACCTGGTACTCGTTGTCTAATATTTTGCAAGGTTGTTAGTGTTTGCTGCATACGGGCAGCTGGTGTATACACCCCAAACTTGCTATTAACTGCTGAAGTGACTACAAAACAATGTCGAATCATTTGCGTAACCATCTTTCGTTTGCCAATGTCCAGTCAACCATACCTTTGATACGTTCACTGAGTTTGATCTTTGGCTCCCAACCTAGGCTGGCAAGTAATCCACCATCTAGTGCATAGCGCATGTCGTGTCCGGGGCGACTGGTATGGAAGTCAGTCATTTCATATTTTAGTTCTTTACCAACAGCAGCAGCAATCATTTGTGCCAGTGTAAGATTATCAATCTCTTCTGTACCAACAAGATTAAATTTAGGACAATGTGCATGACCATAATCACCGGTGTGTTGATAATCCTGGAGATTGAGAATAAACATCAAGCCTTCAGCAACATCTTGAGCATGAATATACATACGACTGCCTGCAACAGTACGTGAAGGATCTGCATGTATAACCACTGGTTCACCATCTCGAACCTTTTGTATGGTGGCTGGAATAAACTTCTCAGGGTGCTGGCGCTCGCCAAACACATTCATGGTATGTGTAACAACAATGGGTATCTTGTAAGTGTTCTCGTATGCTACGCAAAACTCTTCAGCTGCAGCCTTGCTGGCTGAATACGGATTGGTACTGTTATATCTGTCGTACTCTTTATATGCCACTCCTGGGGGTGCAATGCCGTAAATTTCATCAGTGCTAAAATACACAAA